TACATCTTTTACTGCACTGCCTACGCTTTTTAGAGCATTCGCAGTTTTTCTTGCTCCTTTCTCACTTACTTTTAATATTAAATTTTTAGCCATTTTGATCAGCCTTGTGTTTATTTATTCTTGCTATCTCATCATCAATTATAGCAAAACAATCTGTCCTAAATACTGAGATGGAATCTAAATCAGTACCTATTGGAACATTGTAAGTGGTTGAAATTTTATAATCTTCTAGCATATCCCAGCACCACTGTTTAATATGGTAAATAGGATTTGTAAAAAAAGGCATTTCATAGTATAAAGTTTGCCCAATACCAAACTTGCCTGTTGATTTTTGTAATAATACATTTTCAATTTCTCTTTCTACTTCACCTATATTATTAAAATATATTCTTTTACCGCTAACAGGCGACCGAGCTTCATACGGAAATTTGTATGTATTATCTGGAAAACCTAATTGGGTAAACCAGACTGTGCATCTCAGTCGCCAGTATCGTTTCCCTCTTGCATACCCATATACGCAACTATGATTGCAGTCAATACTTCATCTTCTTGAGCAACAGTTAAGCCTTTTAATTTCTTTTCGGCTTCTTCTTCACTACTAAAAGCAAGTAAAGTAAACTCATCTGCTAGTGCGTGCAATTTATCTATCTTTGTAACATCTTTATCGCTTATCGCAAAAACCATTTTAACTTTACCGTAATGCTCTCTGCGTTGTTTTCTAGTTATGTCGTTTACTTTAAACTCACCATGAGGTGTTTCAACTATCATAATTCCCCCCTTTTTTAATTAAAATGCGTCTGGTGCCTCATTCTTAAATGTTGATATTTTAAGTGCTTCGGCACTACCATTTTGAACACACTCAAACTCAAGCGAATGAAATACTCCATTCTCGCTTAAGTCTTGAGCTGGGTCACCAGTGTATTGAATCTCAGCTAAAATATTTAATTCACCTTCAGAACTTACTGTGCCGTCACCTATCTTAATGGCAAGGCTCATTGTATCTCCATCGAGAAAATCCTGAATCACATTATTACCAGCACCATAATCAAATTCATCATCGTACTTAATCATCAAGCTTCCTGTAATTGCGTACTCTGGAAATACATACACCTCAGCGTTTCCATTGGTATCAAACCCCACTCTATTTATACCATTTGCAATATTAAAAGAGAAAGATTTCATAATAAATGTTTGAGTCGTGTTTCCCTCTACGTCTAAGGTTCTTGTATCTGCATCCATAACATTAAAATATGTTGTTTCTGCATCAGTCCAAGTGCCATCAAATGTCTGCTCTAGTGCAGTACTTGTACTAACTGGATTACTAAATCCACTAAAGTAATTACCGGATATGCTCACAAAACCATTATTGGCTCCTACGTCGCCTGTAATTGTTAAATCTGATGCAACAACACCACAAAGCTTAATACCTTCACCAGCGGCTGGATAATAGGCTAAATTGCAACTATGTGGCATACCATTAGTGATTGAACCTCCAATTGAATCTGCATTGCTAGTTCCATCAAACTCAGTTTCATGCACTCCTGAAGAATGTCCTGACTCTTGACCTACTAATAATAAGTGTTGTGCTAATGTTCTTGGTGTTGCTAACATTTCAAAAGGCATTGTAACTGTGCCACCTCTTAAATTTGTAACTGTGTCTGCGGCATTTTTAACACTACCTCTTCCACTTAGCAACCTTGATTCTCTATTTATGTTAAATGTTGGTTTTTGAGCCTGAACTACTGGTTGGGTGAAATATGCAGTACCATCATTACCATCAGTATCTAAACCAGCCCCAAAAGATGTTTCAGCCTTTAATCCATATATTACTGAACTTACTGGCAAAACTCTTGTATCAGCCATTTTTAGCCTCCTCTTTTTTCTTTTCTTTTACTTGTTCAGCAAAGCCCATATTAATGAGTTGCCGACCTTCTTTATTAGATACACTTACTGCTTCACCTTTTCTAAGCTTGTCAAGTGTACCAGCATCACATAAAACACCATTGGGGTTTAATCTATGTAATTTTTTTATTAATCCTTTTATCTTCATGTTATTACCTCTGTATTTTGACAAGTAAATATAGCAGTGGCTAAAAGTAATGAATCATCATCTTCATCCCTTTCATATGATATATTTGTAACTTGAGCATCAAACCATTGTGAACCACTGCTTAAAACTTTATTATTAAATATTAATCTTTTAAATCTTT